TGGCGGATGTATGTGGTATTATATGGATACTTACAACGCGTAAGTGCTTTGCGACAACTTGCCCCCATGCGTTTTGTTTCTGTGGCGTATGGGGGTTTTTCTGAAAAATGCAGATCCGTATCAGGGGTTTTCATGAAGTTTGAAAAAGGGAAATCTGGCAATCCTAATGGGAAGCCTAAAGGCATACCTAACAAATGCACGACTGAATTTAGGCAGGCTGTAACCAATTTGTTGACCTATGCTGCTCCTGAGATGATTGGTTGGCTTAAAAGTGTGGCGTCCACTAATCCTGATAAGGCGCTTAACCACGTTAGCAAGTTGGCAGAATACGCTAATCCCAAGTTGGCCCGCACTGAACATATAGGCGATAATGGTGTGCCAATTGTCCACATAGGCGATAATGGTGCGCCAATTGTCCACATAGTGAAGTGGGGTGACTAGTGGCATTCGATGGGAAAACTTACGATAAGGACTATATTACGTATTGCCTTCCTTATGCGCAATATTTCGCGAAGATAAACAAGCCTGACATTGATAGGCTGGCGATGCTCGCGGCTTTTGAAGTCCATGACGCAATTTACGGCTCCGGTGTATCGCGCGACAGGGCGCACGAATCTGGCTCAAGTTATCATGAATGGCTTAAAGGAATAATCAAAAGAGCAATTATTAATGAGGTTGCGTGATGACCTTGCTTCCCACATTTTCAACGGATGAGCTGTACGACCATTACAGCAGCACGCAAAATATGGATGAGGCAATTGGCAGGCTATCAAACAAGCGATTGACCGAAGCGCAACATAAGGCGATGGCGGCTGAGGTTATTAGAAGGCATAAAGCGGCTACTGAAGAAAAGTTGCTGCGGCACCATTGGGATATGGCGCATTCATGAGCCAACTCGTCATCCCCTATGTGCCAAGGGATGCGCTTAAAGTAGCGATTGCGAATTAGGTCAGGAAAGAACTGGGCGCATGTCAATATTGAAAATTCCTTATATACCTAGGCGCGCCTTCATTGAATATCATGAAAACAAAAAAAGGTTTAGCTGCTCAGTATGCCATCGACGCGCGGGGAAAAGCGTTGCAAGGCTCAATCAGCTTATACGCAAAGCGGTGGAGTGTGATAAATTAAATCCGCGTTTTGGGTATATTTCTCCTTTTTTTGTGCAATCAAAAGAAATCGCGTGGCAATACCTTAAGCATTACACGCAAAATCTCGCGCCGCTAGGATTAAGAATAAACGAGTCGGAGCTATCCATCACATTTGGGCACAATAACGCAACTATCAGGTTGTATGGGGCTGAAAATTCCGAACGAATCAGGGGGCTATATTTTGACGGAATAGTGGTCGATGAGGCGCAAGGCATTAGCGGCGCGGTACTTAGAACTATTATTTTGCCAGCATTATCAGATAGGCGTGGTTATTTAGATGTTTCAGGAACGCCGCGCGGCTGGAATAACCTTTTAGGGGACATTGTTAAAATTGCTCAAGACAATCCAGACGAATGGTATTTGCATTTGTTAAAAGCGAGTGAAAGCGGAATTATTCCCGAATCTGAACTTAATATACAGCGTAAGCTGATGAGTGATAATGAGTTCGCGCAAGAATATGAAATTTCGTTCGACGCGGCAATCACTGGCGCGGTGTATGGTAAAGAGATGGAAGCGATACGGCAGGCCGGGCGCATACGTTCCGGGCTGTATGACCCAAGCCTGCCGGTGTTTACGGCTTGGGATTTAGGATGGAGCGATAAAACAGCTATATGGTTTTGGCAGCGGCTTGGAATGGAAGTGCGGCTGATTGACTTCTACCAAGCTAGCTTTGAGGACGCAGAGCACTTTGCCAACATCTTACGCGATAAAGGTTATAAGTATGGCGAGCACTATTTGCCACATGACGCCGCAGAAAAGCGCCAGTCAGCGGGCGGAAGATCATTTATAGACCAGCTAATGAAGTTTGGGTTAAAGCATACCAGAATAGTGGCCGCTACCACGCAAATGAACCAGATTGAGGCGCTGCGCTGGGTGATGCGCAACATGTGGATAGACAGCAAGTGCGAAGTCGGTATGCAGTGCCTGCGTGAATATCGGTATAAGTGGATTGAGGACATACAGGATTACGGGAAGGAGCCAAGGCACGACAGTAACTCACACGCCGCCGATGCTTGCGAAATCATTGGACAAGTGCTTAGAAAAAGCGTAGAACCAGAAAAGCCGTCGAAGCCACGCTTTTTGCATGAAACGACCGCGAATGAAGTGTTCTGGCCGAACACCAGTCATCTTAAACCCTCACGCGAAAGGATTTAACATGGCAACCGGCTCACTCGAAACAGGCGTGCCCGTCTTATTGTCTGCCACTGGCAACATCAAATCATCGCAAGGTCAATTGCTTGGTATTTTCGTTAGCGCGTCAACGTCTGGAACGATTACGATTTACGATTCGGCGACTACGACGACGACGACCAAGATTGTGGATACGTTCACCGGTGTTGCGGGTACATGGCACCGCATACCGATTGCGTTCGCTAATGGTTGTTATGTCGTGGTAGGCGGCACGCTAAGCGCCACGCTGGTGTATGCTTAATGGAAGAGGTGGAAGATAAAGCCACCGACGTTTCTCGCTGGAAGCACGAGATACAGTGCTACGAGAAAGAGGTGGAAGTCTGGCAGGAACGCGGCAAAAAGATATTGCGGCGTTATAAGGATGAGCGCGGCACACGTACAGAGCATGCGCATCGGTATAATATCTTGTGGTCAAACGTGCAGACGCTTGCCCCTGCGGTGTATAACTCGCCACCGAAGCCAAACATCGAGCGCCGGTTTAAGGATGATGACGATGTGGGCAGGGTTGCATCGGATGTGCTGGAGCGTTCGTGCAGCTATTTTATTGATACGGAACTTTTTGATAGCGTCATGCGCCAAGCGGTGCAGGATAGGCTATTGCCGGGACGCGGCACGGCATGGGTGCGCTATTGCCCCAAGTTTGTGCAGTCGGTTGAGATAACCGACGACGAAGAAGAGTTGACCGAGGAGCTGGATTACGAAGAGGTGATGGTTGACTATGTGCATTGGCAGGATTTTGGCCACACGGTAGCAAGAACATGGGAAGAGGTGACAGCAGTATGGCGCAAGGCATATCTTGGCCGCGAAGAGTTGATTGAGCGATTCGGGGATGATTTAGGCAAGCGCATCCCGCTGGATTATGAACCGCGCAAGCTGAATGATTCGGCAATGGAAGAGGTGGCAAATAAGGCCACGATATACGAATTGTGGGATAAGTCAGAAAAGCAGGCAATATGGCTGCATAAAGATTTGCCTGATGCGCTGGATATTCGGGATGATCCGCTGAAGCTAAAAGAGTTTTTCCCGTGCCCCAAGCCCATCTACGCCACGCTCACCAATGATTCGCTGGTGCCGATTCCAGATTACACGGAATATCAGGATCAAGCTGCGGAATTGGATGAGCTTACAAACCGCATCCAGAGCATTACGAAATGTATTAAAGTAGCGGGCGTTTACGACGCCAGCGCGGAAGGTGTGCAGCGACTATTGAATGAGGGCGTGCAAAATACGTTAATTCAGGTTGAGCAATGGGCGATATTTGGCGAAAAGGGCGGCTTGAAAGGCGCGATGGAATTGCTGCCCATGCAAGAAATCGCGCAAACGCTCATGGTGCTATATGAGGCGCGCGAAAAGGTTAAAGCAGATTTATATGAAATCACTGGATTAAGTGACATTTTGCGTGGGGCTAGCGAGGCCAACGAAACGGCTACGGCACAAAAGATAAAAGGGCAGTATGCCTCGATGCGCCTGAATGCGATGCAAAAAGATGTATCGCGGTTTGCACGTGATTTGACGGCGATCATTGCAGAAATCATTGCGGAGCAATTTGAGATTGAAACCATCAAGCAAATCAGCGGCGTGCACTTGCTGACTGCGGTGGAAAAGCAGCAGCTTGCCATGCAATATGCGCCGCCGCCTCCGATACCGGGTCAGGCACCCGCGCCTCCGCCACAAATTCCTGACGATGTGGAGGAATTACTAAGCGCTCCGACATGGGAAGAAATTGACGGGCTTATTAAAAACCAGCAAATCCGTTGCTATCGCATTGATATTGAAACCGACTCGACAATTAAGGCCGACCAGCAGGCGGAACAACAGGCGCGTGTCGAATTTTTAACGGCGGCGGGTGGATTTATCCGCGAGGCAGTGCAGGTGCAAAACCCGCAATTGCAGCCGCTATTGATGGAAATGCTGATGTTTGGCGTGCGTGGGTTTAAGGCGGGTCGCGAGTTAGAGGGTATGTTCAAGGAGGCGATGGTGAAGCTGAAAAAAGAGGCTGCCAACCCAGCTCCACAGCCAAACCCTGAAATGATAAAAATGCAGGCAGAAATGAAGCAGCATGAAATGGAGATGCAGCAGGCCCAGCTTGAGCATCAGCAAGAAATGCAGCAGCGCCAGCAGGAACAGAAGATGCAGGCGTTGATTGAGCAACATCGCAACGAGCTGGAAGCGCAGCGGGAAACGATGCGTATTCAGCAGGAACATCAAGCGGCTCAGTTGAAGGCCGAAAATGACATGGCTATGGCTAAGTATAAGGCAGATTTAGATGCGCAGAATGCTGAAAAACTGGCGTTGCTGAATTACCAGCTCGATACGCAGAAGCTAAACGCTCAGGTAGCCATGAAGCAGGCGGAAACAGGTTATATTGACCCCAAACCGATTATTGACGGCATATTGGCACAGTTGGGTGATTTGCGCAACGAGGTGCAGCAGGCAAAAGAAATGCATACGCGGCCAAAAATCATTACGCTGGATAATGGCAGAACCGCTAAAGTTGAGGTAGCTTAATGGTCGCTCTAAAATCATATAACGATTTCATTGCGCGAATCGGCAACGGTTACACGCGCATGGATCCGTTCTATGGCGAGCACCAATCTGCTACCACATTGACGCTGTTTACGGGCCAAGTCCAGCCTTGGCAGCGCACCGCATGGGCACCAGCAGTACCCGGATCGCTTCCTTCGGGAGTGACTGCTTTCTTGCCAGTAAGTGTAGGGTTAGCATCAAGCTCGGCTGGATTCATAGGGGTATATCGGGCTTTTCCTTTTGGAAGCTTGGATATTAGCACAAACACCTATACGGCAGGTTCTGCCATGCCGACGCAAACAGTCGGCGGAACATCAACGGCCATGTTTGGCGCGCTTTTGTGTGAGGCTTCTGTGGCCTTAAACGCAACTCCCGGCTCGCTTACCGTTACATACGATAACCAAGATGGGACAAGCCACAGCACATCAGCAACGGCTATGACTGCATCGGCAGCAGTGACTACATGTGGTTTTATCCCATTAGCATCGGGTGATTATGGGGTGAGAAACGTCACTGGTGCATCACGAACTGGCGGAACCACTCCAACCGGAACGATTAAATTCTGGGGGCTTTTGCCTGTAGCAAATGTCACCCCAATGAACGGAGGCTCGTGCGGCGCAAGAAACCTTCTGACATCTGCACCATTCCCGCCCCGTATGCTGGCAGGTGAGCAGCGTATTATCCTTGCCCCATCAATTGCAGCCCGTGCGGTCACTGGCGTCATCACCTACGTGGGAGATAGCTAGAATGGTAACACTCGACACATCGGTTTTGGACTTAGCGCCGTATGCTGTAACTACAGCGGAGGCGAGTATTGATATTGCCGCAACCGGCATCAACCAAACCGTGCAGTGCAACGGGGCTTCGGTGGTGCTTTATAACGCAGCTACTAAGAATTTCTACGCGGTGCAGCTAGGTGATATGTACCAACCCGGCGATAAGCTCGTGGGAGTGATGCGCTAATGGCAAACTGGAC